CTGCAAACTCACCACCTGCAGTACCAATAATTAAAGTTCTTGTTGCTGTCATAAAACGAATTGCGTTTACCTGGTTAGAAGCAATCGTATAAATAATAGCATCATCATCTGCTATAGTACCACCTCTATTCTCATCCATGTTTTCGTAATCACCAGACTTTGAGAAAAATATTGTTTGTGGTTGAGATAATGTTGCAGCAAAAACAAGTCTTTGTTCAAAGAAGGTTACGCAAGAAGGATGACCCGTAGTATCTGAGAATGAACCTAATGACCAATTAGTTGATGAACTTGATGAACCCATATCTTCTAATATTTGAATCTTAACAACAGTTGTGGATGTTCTTGCAGTTATCTTTCCATAACCACTTCTAAATCTAACTAACCTTCCAATGTCTGTTGTTTGAAAACCAGTATTACTATTAATACCTGTTGTTGATGAAGCTGTTAAAGTTCTATTAGAACCTACAGTATGTGCTGAAGTTGAAAATGTTGTTGATGTAATATTGTCATCCATATATGGTCCATCAGTAAAATCAACTTCTGTTAAACTCCAAGAGGTATGACCTGTTCTAGCAAGTTTTCTAGCAGCATGATTAGGATGACAAATGTACATAACATCAGCAGATTGTGCGAACTTAATGTCAAATAGTTCTGCTTCTAAATAAGGTGATGATATTTCATAAGCTGAACCACTAGATAATATTTGACCATCATCTTTATAAAATCTTATGTACTGATTACCAAACTCAAGTATGTAAGTTTGTGTTGTACTAAACTCAAAAGGAATTAATCTTGTTTCTTTAGAACTATCTTTTACTTCTGCTACGAACTGTGTACCACTTCTTCTTGCTGCACTTCCATGAGGAAACACAATCATGTTTTCTAAAGTCTTACATCCTGTAGGATATTTTTGTAAATCGTTTCTTCCATCTAGTCTTGGAGATAATTCACCACCTGTAAAGTTCGTTAATTGAACAGCAACTCTAGCCATAGGTTAGTACCTTGAGTTTATAAAAGTAGAAGCTCCCATTACATCTGCTTGACCATTATCTGGATTAGTATTGTAACCTTCAGTAGCATCTACAAATCTAGCTTCTCTTAATTTATCTTGAAATAAATTATACATATTAGAAGCAACAGGATTAGATGATGTTACTGCGTATGCAATGTCAGCAGCCAATGCAGCAGAAATTGTTTCTCTTAATAATTCATCATATTGATTAGGATCTGTAATTCTTGCTACATATTGTATCTTAACTGTTCCATGATTTGCTACAATCTTTCTACCTTCTACTTTGTAATCATAATCATAATTTAAAATTGTAAGAACTCTCAAACAATCTGCAGGTAAAGTAAACTGATAACTAAAACCCCATGATGGAGTTTCTGTATCTTTTGCAAGTTCAACTCTTTTAATTAAACAATTCCAGGGATGAGATCTAAATAAACTATCTCTAACTTGTGTGTATCTTGCGTTGCAAAGTCTTGCGTTTTTTGAATCTTCTGTAAGTGTTAAGATTGTTGATGCACCAAGTTGATTTAATGCTCCATTACAAATGTCTACTACTGATGCCATACTACTTCCTTAATATATACTTTCGCCTTATCTGTCTATCTTTTTCTAATCCCCAAATTTCATGCTCAGTTCTTTCAAGTTTTGCATCAAAACCATGATGCACCTTACTTGTGTTTTTAAACCTGTCTACCAATACATATCGATAAACATAATTATCTTTTTTAAAATGTAGTACAGGTTTTAATTCTTGTATTTTCTTCATGCACTTTAGGGGGTTTCCACTCTCGCTTTCACCCCCTAAAATTCTATTTATTATGCTTCGTGAGCAAGTATTTCTACAACTTTTTCTTCTTCCATTCTAGTAGAACCGAATGCAGCAGAATAGTAAACTTGAGTAGCATAACCTTTGTCAGCTCTTTCGTCTATTCTTGCAGTTGAGTCTTTACCTACAGCAAGAGCAACACCATCTTGTGCAAAAGCAAAACATTTTCTTTTGCTTGAAGCGATTGACAATCTGTTAGATACACAAAAGT